CCTTGCCGAACTCAACCGCAGGCCCGTGATTGCCTGCGCAGTAATGCTCTTGGTGAATGTAGTAATACTGCGATGCCGTCTCGCGGACTGAGTTCTTCAGGATGCGGAGATTCCGCGCGCGATTCTCTCGCTTTACCTCAAGCGGCGCGTGGAGCCAGACCGGATCGGGTAGATCAAGGTGACGGTCGCCGGGAAGCATCAGGAGGTTTTCATGCACGTCGTGATGCCAGACCCGGCCAGCGTGGAACTTCTCGCGACGGATCGCGCGCTCGCGGTACAACTTTTTTCCGGTTCCGCGCACGTCGTATTGAAACCGCACCATCGTCACGTCGTCCGTAACAGTTTCGAGCGCCGGGCGCAGGACTTCGCCGGACTGCATCACGTCGTCGCAGTCGCACCAGATCAGCCACTCCCCCGACGCCTGCCGGAATGCCTCGTTACGGGCTGCGCCGAATGAATCGACGTGATCCCACGCTTCGGTCCCGACTTGGTTGACGTGCTCGCGGAAGATGAAGTCTTTCCGGTGCTGCTCGCACCAGTCGCGGGCGATGGACAGCGTGCGGTCGGCCTTCTTTGAGCCGATGGCACGAACGAGGGACAGTTCGTCGAAGCACGGGGCGAACGAGTCCAGCATACGCCCGATGTGGTGCTCTTCGTTGCCAGCGATGACACAGAGTGAAATGCGCATGGACGGTGCCGAACCGTCAAAAAAGAGAAAGCCCCCGCCACCTGCAACGGTGACGAGGGCAACACAAACAACCCCAGACAGTCTTAAGCGTACTGCGTGGTGATCAGCTGACCCGCATTCGCATTCACGACCTTTTCCGTCACCGCGTGCGACGCGCGCAGGATGTTGGACTTGATCGCTTCGTCGCGGTAGGTGAAGACACCCGTGACCGGGCCGTACTCCGACCAGGCCAGCGTGAAGCCAGCGCCGCCGCCGAAGTAGCCGCCGCCGGACTCGCTGACCGAGCCGACCCAGATGAAGGTGTTGTTCCACACCTGAGCGCCGGAGTAGGCAACGCCCTCGGGAGCGGTGTCGTAGCTGGCGCGGCCGATGATGACCTCGCGCACGCCGAACACATCGGCAGCGGCCTGCTCGGACGAGTTGAGGAACGTATCGTTGCTGATGCCAGCGCCGCGCAGGCGGTTCTGGAAGAGCGTCGAAGCCTTGATGCGCAACCACACCTGATTGCTCATGACGACCCGCAGATTGTCGCGGGACTCGCCGAGACCGAGCAAGCGGTCAATGGCGAGTTCAACGTCGAGCGCAACGTTCATCGTCGCGAGGTTCGCCGTCGTGTAAGCGACGGACGAGTTCGTGGCGGTGAAGGTGGAGTTGTTGAAGATCGTCGAAGCCACGCGGAGTTCGTGCGCGAGGAGCAGCTTGCGCTGGCACAGCTTCGCGGCGAGCACCTCGGCGTTGAAGAAGCGCGAGATGTCCGCTTGGACCGTGTCGTCAACGGCCTCTTCGTATCCGATCTCCTGGCACAGGTAGGTGTCTTGCGTGAACGCGCGAGTTCCACGCGGGAACTGCGAGTAGGCAGCGCGCGGCTTGACGTCACCGCTCTTGAGCAGCTGACCGCTCGCAAGCTGGAAGACAGGATACTGACCGGCGCGGGTTGCGACGGGAAGGATGGGCAGAACGCGCGTGCCGATGAGCGAGGACTCCCAGTCCTTCGCCTGCTCAAGCACGCCCGCGATGTCACCACGGAAAATGGCAGCAGAATTCGTGTACATGGTAGGTTATTTCTTAGAGGTTCTCGGCAACGAACTCGATGACCGCGCCGCTCGAAGCGGTCGTGGTGAGCGAGCGGCCGACCGTCACCGTCCCTGCCAGGCTCAATTGGCCTGAGGCGCCGGCGTAAAGAGTGTTCCCGATCGTAATGGGACCAGCGAGCAGCGTGCCCTTCTGGGTACCGCCGTCGTGGATGAACTTGACCGAGACGTAGCCGCCCGAGGCCGCGTCGATCTGAGCAACGCCGTCAACCACGCCCGCCGTAGCGGACAGGCCGACACCGCCATTGCTGGAGATGCTCACCAGCCGGAAGGCCGTGATCACCTCATTAGCGAGGAACGTCCCCGCGCCGAAGTATTGAGTGCTCATTTAGTGTAGTGTTAGAGTTTGATGATCTCACCCGACTGCACGCGCGCGCGATACGCGACGTACTCGGGCTGGTTGTTGGCGATGCAGAACGCGATGGCCGCGCCCTTATCACCCTTGAGTTCCGCAGCCTTGGCCGTGACCAACTCCTCGAACTTCTTCGGAGCGGCAGCGGCGGGGGCAGCGACGGCTTCCGCCGGAGCGGACGCCTTGACCGGAGCAGCACCAAAGGACTTGGTGAACTCCTTGACGGCGGCGAGCGCGGCGGTTTCAGCGGCGAGCTTCACCTCGTTGTTTCGAGCGGACATGGCCGCGTCTTTATCTTCGGTCTTCGGAAAGGACGCCTCCAACTTGGAGAGGCGCTCACCGAGACCCATCATCGCGGATTCAATCATTCCAGCGATGGCTTTCTTCGTTTCGTCGTTCATGGGTAGGTTGATTTCAATGGTCATCTCGGGAGCGTCCTCGCCCTCCGAAAGTTGAGCGGCCGCGAACAGGCCGGATGCATTCGCGGCGGGTTCGCTTACGAGGTCGCAGCTGTAGATTTCGCTGCACCGCTGAAACACGGTTTTATTGTCCGGGCCGATTTCGGTCGGGCCAGAGAAGGCAATGGACATCCCGAACGTGTCGGGGATCTTCGAAGCAATTTCGAAAATGTAGTCGCGGTGCGGCGTCGAGGACAGGACGTGGAAATCCGCGATCAGCTTGGGCCGCGCGATGCGGAAGTTCGTGAGAAATCCCACGATGTCCGCAGCGCCCCCGCCGTGGTCCATCTTGACCTTGAGTCCGCCGCTGTACGTCTCAGCCTGCGCCTTGACCTGTTGCAGCGTGATCGCGTCGATGCTCACGCCATGACCGAGCGCGACGCCCTCAGTCACGACCGCAACGTCGCGGATCACGGAGGCCCCCGTGTCGATCTGACCAGCGATTCCGCGCGCGTAATAGTGCGGGACAGTTGCAACCATACAATTGCGGCTAGCGTCAAACTAGCGGTTTTTGTCGTGGTCGCGGTGTTTCTTGAGTACCCAGAAAATGGAGACAACGGACAGTCCCATCGACGCCAGACCGGAGCAGATCGCGACGAGGACGTGGATGTCCTGTAGGCTCAAGATGGTGCCGAGCCACGGGACCAGATTGGCTAGGAGCAGTTTGGCGTTTGCGGCGTGTTCTTCCATGACTACGAGTGGCGCGCGATGCGCTGTTGTTCAGATCGGTTTAGGTGAGAGTCAAAGATCGCTGTTGCCGCTTCGGCCGCGCCGGGATTCCTCGCGCGTAGCTCGGCCAGCCCGCGCCCGATTGCGTTGGGCATCCCGCCGTAGACGATGCGCAGATACCACAGACCCGCATAGCCCAGCGCCGCCAGGATCGCCACGGCCCAGAGGATGAAACGCTGGTTCCGCAGCGAGTTCGCCAGTTCGTTTTCGCGCACGAATGCCGCTTGCAGATCGCGCGTGGCTGCTTCCTTCCCGGCCTCGGCCTTGGCAAGCTTGTCCGAGAGTGTCGCGACCGTCTCGCGGTTCTCGGCCCGGAGCCGTTCACCCTCGGCGCGGAGCGATGCCGTCTCGCTCAGTAGCTTCCCGATCTGGTCGCGCACGCGGGCGGTCTCCTCTGCCGTGAGCGGTCCCGCTGCTTGATCGAGGAGGCCAACCGTGACGCCGGCGGACTCGCGCGCGACTTCGACTGGCCGGGACTGCGGCGCGCTGGCGAGGGCAACGGCGGTCTCATGCGCTGTCTTCTGCGCTGCTTTTATCACAGCCCGTTCAGCCTGCTCCTGTTTAGCGTCGGCCCGTCCGGCATCGCGTCCCGCTGACCCGGAGAACCACGTCGTCGGATTCCAGAACGTCACCTTGCCAGCCGACCCAGCGGGCGCTAGGCACCCCGCAAGGAACAGCGAGGACGTCAAGAGTGTTGCCAGGAGTAGTTTCACGCGCGCTTACAATTGCGCGCCGCGTTCAAATTCTGACACCAACTGTTGCAGATTCTGCATCGGTTCGGACCAGTCACCGAATGCCCGTTGCCGCAAGAGCCTGACGCTTCGGTAATACGGCGTGCGATCTCCCGGCAGTGCATAGAGATAATACGGCATGGCCGGAATCACGATGGCCGTAGGAATACCCATAGCGGCGGCGAGGTGGGACACGCTGGTGCAGGACGAAACGACCAGATCGCACGCGGACACAGCGCGGCGCGTGTCGGCCCAAGTCGTGAGCGGCACCGTTTCCACCCAGTCCGGCTTATGCTCGAGGTCGGCGTCACGTTGCAGCGAAACGAAACGCACGCCGTCCCGTTTCACCGCGTCAAAGAATGGCCCGGGCGGGAATAGCTTGTGATGCTCGTGTTCAAACTGCTTGTTGCCCGACCAGCGCAGACCAATCGTGAGCCGTCCGCTCGGCTCGCCCTTCCGCATGAGAAAAGGACGCCCGCTCACGTCGGCGTAGTGCTGCCGCAGAAAGAGCGGCGCGGACATGGCCGGAATCCAGTAGTCGTGCGGGATTGCCTGCTCATGACCGGACGCGACCACGCCGGAAACGAGGAGATCGCCCACGAGCGAGAACAGCTCAGGCGAGCACGAAATTGCCACGTCGCAATAACGCTCGCGCAGGTCGCGCACGTGCCGCATCTGATTGATCTGATCGCCTAGCCCGCCCTCCAGCCTAAGCAGAACAGTTCCTAGCGATTCACCATCCCACATCGGCGCAGTCGTGCGCGGAGCAGGATCACCGAAGACACCGACGCGCCGCCCACGGTAGAGCAGGCGGTGACCATCCAGAAGATTGCCGCGCCGCAACTCGTAGAATCCGCGATTGAATGCCGCGCGTGAATCGTCCGGCCTCGTCCTTGCCAGTTCGTCTGCGATCCGCTCGCCCTCGTCCAGATCGCCCATTTTTGCGGCGGCGAGTTGCAGGTCGAGGAGATCCGGTTCCGGCTTGGTTCGCGGCTGATCAAGCCAGAACTCGGGCTGACAGAATCGCGCGTAGTGGTGCCGCAGCACCTCGCGCGGATCCGGCGTGGCAGCGCGGGCCAACTTCGGCCGCACGTTGTGCAGTCCGGCATAACCGTGTATTCCCTCGTCGTCTTCCTTGAATGGCTCGCCGTCGATCCGGTCCAGATCGTGCGTGAACGGGTCGAGGCCGAGGAACTCATGCACGCGCGAGAGTTGACCGCGTGGGTCTGCCATGAGGTCGTCGTACTCCACGATCAGAAAGCTTTCCCGGTCGTGCTCGTATCCGGCCCGCAATGACTGATACGCCGCTTTGAGATGCGTTGCCAGTTCGCCCCGGTCCATCCACTCGTCGAGGTTGTCCGGCTTTGCGATGCGGACGAATGACGCCATGCAGTCCGGGATTGATCTGACCGTGGCCACGATGCGCGGACGCCGACCAAGAACCTGGCGCATCGCCTGCATGATGATCGGCACAGGCCAGCCCCGCGACTTATCGAGCACGGCAGGCTTGGACTGTTCGCCGTAGTACCCGCTGATCAGGCCGCGCATGGCCGCAGCGAGGCGGGCGCGGTCGGGATCGTTCTGGAGCAGGAGCGGCGTGCTGTGCCACGTGTTCGCCAGTCCATCGAGGGCGAAGACAAGCCCGCTCGTCGTGGACACGTGCAGCTGCGGATGCTGGTTCAGAACCGCCGCGAGCACGGTCGAACCAGACCGGGGAATGCCGGACAGAAAGTGCAGGTTCACGGATGCCAGAGCTTCGCGGCGCGCTCCCGTGCGTGTTCGACTGCCTCAACGGTGAACAGGTAACGCTCGCCGTCTACTTCGATGCCGCGATAAATCATGTCCGCGCGCGGCCCACGACCGCGACGACCAATCCAGACTTGCACCCAGCCTTGCGGGTACGGGAGAAACCATCCAGCGATGCGAGTGATCAGCTTGAGCATGGACGGGCGCGGACTGTCAAAGCCTGCGCGGCCCGGATCATTTCCACGTGCCGCCGACGTTGAGCCACGTCGTTACGACCTTCCATGTCCCGCCGACGTTGATCCAGACGACGCACTCTTTCCACACCCCGGACACGTTCAGCCAGACCTTCACCGCCGTGACGGGCGGCGGTGTTCCCTGCGGGCCTAGTAGTGTTAACAGCATTACAGCGACTCAAGACGGTTCAGCGTCGATTGGGTTTCGGCCACTTCTGTGTCGATGCGGTCAACCTGCGCGAGGTCACCGATGGCGACTGCCGACGTGCGCAGTTGCCCGAGATAAACTAGGCGCCGTTTCAGCAGCGCGATAAGGTCGGAAACGCTCATGGGATTAAATAACCATCTGCCGCAGCATCACGGCTGACGTGTTCAGAATCATATGGACGTAGACGATCTCCGTTGCGCCGTCTTTGTATGTCACGTCAAACGACGTATCGCCCAGCACTGCTGCGCCCTGCGTGTATAGCATGGTGTTCCAGCCGTCCTGCGATGATGTGGTAACGTCGTAGCGGAACCATCGGCCCGTCGCGTCCTTATGGATGTAGATGAAGTTGCCGTGATAGGTGTACTTCGTCCCCGTCGTGAAGGTTTCGGTCGCGGGCGCGTAGGTAATCGCGGCCCAAGTGTTTCCAGCGATGTCGTAGCGGTCGAGTAGCGCACCGGCTGCACCACGGAAAGAGTAGATATAGCGCCCGTTGAGAATCGCGCTCTCGTTCGTCCAGTCGCTCGCCGACGCGTCCCAGACCCAGCTAGCTCCCATGCCCGTCGTGGGAGCGCCGCCGCGAGCAGCGACAGGCGAGAGCGTGCTCCACGTGTTGCCGACGATGCTGTAACGGTACATCGTCACGGCATTGTTTCCGAGGTAGTAAATGAAATCGTCGTTGCCCTCTAGTGAGTATTGCGACGTGGCGTCCGGCGTTACGGTCCAAGCGGCGCTGACCGTGAGGACGGTGCCCGTGTTGCTGGCAACGGTGCGGATCTGTCCTGCGCCCGTTCCAGCGTTGATGCGCAGTTGGGAATTCGTCCATTGGTTCGTCGTCCACGTCTTCGCGGAATTGGTCAATGTCGTAGAGGCTCCCGCCGTCGCGGTGCCCGTGGCGAAAGAATTGAAGCCCGAATCAATCCACGCGGGAGTGGACACGAGCTTGCCGTCCGTCGCGAGCGACGCGGGCAGGCCCGTGATCGCCAGCGTGGTCCAAGTGTTCGTGGCGAAGCAGTATTTGCGGAACGAACCAGCGGCGAGCGTGCCAGCGCCGACGACGAAGAAGACCGGAGTCTTCAGGCGGAACTGTGACGTATTGTCGAACGCGACCGCCTCGGCTGCGCCTTCAAAAGTAATCACGGCGTTCGTGCCGATGGTGTTGCTCGCGATGGTCTTCAACCGCCCCGCGTTCGTGCCGCCGACGAAGTACACCGAGTAGCCGCGCAGGTCGCGCGCGAGCGTCTGGTTCGTGGTGATGCTCGTCGTGGTGCCAGCCGTGGCAGTCAGCGAAGACGCGGCAACGGTCGTCCCGGTCGAGAACGATCCGGCCACGCCCGACGCACCAGCGCCGAACGTACCCGCGAGCGCGGGCGACGGAACTTGCGCCCATCCGTCCTCGTTGGGGTTGTACATATGCGCTGCGGTGTTACTCGAAACGAGCAACTGCTGTTGGCGAAAGTGACGCGATGAGACGACGAAGTGCGCGGCTGCTGTCGCCTGCGGTGCAGGAGTGCAGAACTCCCACCGCTTGAGGTCGAGAATCTTTCGGTTACCGTTGGTCGTGGGCATGGTGAGTTAGCTGGTTGAAATGTTGCGGCGCGCGGAGTCAGCGGCCATGCGCATCAGCGCGGGAATTTGATCGTTGGCGGGATTGCTGCCGATCTGGGTTTGATTCGTGAGCGTCGAACAGGTCGTGAGCGTGCTGACGGTGCTGATCGTTGAGAGAGTGAGGCCGGACGTGATCGCGTCGATCACGACGCGCATACGGGCGGCGGTGTCGGGCTGAACGAGGCCGAGCGTGCGAGTGAGCGACTGAACCGCCATGCGCAGCGCCTCGACCGCTTCGACGAGTTCGCCGTTAACATCGACTGGAAGCGGATTCGCTGCGGACGTGTCCACGGCAGATCCGTCTGCGCCGTGCGCGACCTTCACGCGCTGGAACAGCACGCCGCCGATCTCGTCGGCTGCGACTGTTGCGCCTGATCCTGGAGTATATCCTACGTTGTCGGCCATGGCTTAGGTGTATTGAAGGTAGATGTCGCCGTTTACTCCACCCGTAGGTGAAGCAGTTCCGTCCGAAATGTTGCGCGTCGATGCCGTCCCGAGGCCGAGCGCAGTACGCGCAGCCGATGGCGTCCGGTTCTCCCAGCGTTGATCTACGGCATCGTAGAAAAGCGAATCGTTGCCGGTCAGCGACGAGATCAAGACATCGTGCAGCTCGTCCAGTTCAATGCCGTTCAGCGGATCAACGTAAATGATGCCGTCAGCCACGCCCGCTTTCTTGATGCAGTACCCGACGCGCACGCCGTGATTAGGCGCAGTCGGGCGCACGTTCGTAATCGCGCCAGCCGTGACCGCAGAAAGCCAGAGCGTGTCGCCCTCGTTGAAAGCGTTTGTGTCGATTGCCTTCAGCAGGCCCTTGGTCAGTACCCAGCCGCTCTGGTTGTTGCTGATTGCCTCCGAAACGAGACCGATCGTCTGCGCGCTGGTTGCGTCGGACGTAGCGAGGCCGGGCGTAACAGATAGCCGCGTTCCGCTCGACCCCGTGACGATGACGACCTGGCCCTTAGACAGCGCATTGCCGCTCGGGTTGTAGCTGTAGACGTGGTTATCGACGCCAAGCAGCGCGTCCACGTTGCCGCCAGCGAGGCCCAGATCTAGCGTGCCCTCGGCGGCGAGGTAGCGGACGCGCCCGACAGCGGCAGCCGCAGGAGTCGCGCCCGTGTCGAAGTCGGCATAGCTGAGTGACGTGAGCACGCCTTGCTTGCCGAAGAGCGAGCGCACCACGCCGTCCGAGATCTGCCCGGACGTGATCGAAACCGCGACGTTCGCCGCTGCGGTGAGTCGGCCTTTCGCGTCAACGGTGAACGTGCCGACGCTGCCCGCTGCGCCGTAGCTCCCAGCCGTGACGGTCGTATTCGTCAGCGACAGCGCGAACGTGCCCGAGGTCGTGATGGGCGAACCAGTCACGGCAAGGTTAGCGTCGGTCGTAACTGCAACGCGCGTGACTGTGCCGGATCCACCGCCGCCGCCTCCGGTCGATTCAAGCGTGATCGACCCTGGCCCTTCGGTGATGATGATGCCCGCGCCTGCGGTGAGGTTGGCCGGGACGAAGCCCGCGCCGGTGCTGATCAGGAGTTGCCCCGCCGTGCCCGGGCCGGTCAGATCCACCAGCGAACCGGACCCGCCGCCGCCTGCACCGCGCTGCGCCAGGAGTTGCCAACCGCGGGCGGTCGGACTCGGGCGCTCGCTGGTCACCTCGGTAGCCAAATAGCTCGACCCGTTGAGCAGTACGATATCCAGCCGGTTGTAGGTCACGCCAGCCTGCCAGCGACCGCGCGGGTTGATCTTGTCACCAACGGCGAACTCGGAGCGGATCCGCTTCAGTTCCTCGACGTTCTGCTCAAGCTGCGCGAACGCAGCGCGGTCCTGCTCACGCTCGGCCTGTTGCGTCAGCGCAGCACTTTCCAGCTTGGAAACAACTGCCGCGATCCGATCAGCCACGCGCGAGTCAATCGCGGACACCGCCGCGCTGAACCGCTCCGACGTGGACGCGGCGAGGTCAACGCGAGCCTGCGTTACTTTGCTGGCGAGTGCGGCGTCTATCTGTTCCGGCGTGGTCGGGATCGAACTGCGCAGAGCTGCAATCTGCTGCTCGGTCGTCTGCGCGCAGAACTCGGACAGGTCGGACCGCAACTGCGGTTCGACGGTCTCCATTGCGAGTTCAACCTCGGACCGCAGCTGCGTGCGCAAAGACGGAACAAGCTTGTCCAGCCGCGACAGTTCCTCGCGCTGCTCAATCGCAAGCGAGATCAGGTGGTCAATCTGCTGTTGAGTGTCCATCGTTACGGCTTCGGTTCGTTCCGCATGGCCGCGAGACTCGCGAGCCAATCCTTGGAGTTCAGCCGACGTTGCGCGAAGCTCGCCTCGACATCGCCGCGCAGTTCAACGCGGGAAACGTCAGCGCTGTTCTCGCGACGGTTGAGCCGCTCAACAATCGCGTTCGCCCACGTCTGCCCAGCGTCGCCGCCCCAGCCGTTCCAAGCCTGCCAGCCCTTGCCCTGGTCGTCCCACGTCTCGCCCTGCTTGTCTACTTCGTGGCGGTCAAAGTATGCCTTCATCCGGCGCACGGTGTCCTCGGACAGCGCACGCTTGTTGATAATGTCGCGCGCCCGCGCGAGGCCGACCGAAGTCATGCCGCGTTCCGATGCCGGCTTGGACTCGCGCACTTCAAGAGCCCGCTTGGCGTTACTCACCATTGAGTCATTCGGCACGTAGCCGTCCTCGGCAAAGTCGATTACGATGCGCGAATCATCCAGCGCGGTGTCAGACGGCGCAGGCTCGGCGCTGCTGTCCTTCGTGCTCGCAACCTGAGCGGCGGCGGCATCCTCTCCCGCCTTCTCGCCCACCGCTGCGGCGGCTGCGGCAGTCTGGGGAAGTGAGTTCGTGACTAGGCGAATCGCGGTCTCCGGCACGTTGTACGTTTTCGCCAACTCGGAAACGTAGCTCGCCTCAATCGCGATCTGCTCCAATCGACCGAAAGCGTCCGTGCCTTCCTCGGCTGCGATCTCCTGGAGGCTCTTCGCGCCCTGCCTGTTTTCGTTCAGGTTCGCCGCACTTTCGCGCCCGATGTCGATGGTCAGCTTTGCGGGGAATCGCCACTCACCGCGCGTCGCACGCTTGAGCGCCTGGACCACGGTCTCGCCATCCTTGCGCGGAGGTGCGGGGATCTCGTCGCGGGCAATCGCGTCCAGGATCACCATGTTCTTGATCGGATCAAGTACCTTGTCCTGCAAGATGCCCTGATGCCGCGTGAAGACCCGATCAGCAGCGGCGAAGTCGGCGCGGACCGATGGCCCCTTGTAGTTCTGCGTGCCGAACAAGACGCCCTCGGGGATGCCAACGCCGATTGCGATCTCGTGCATCAGGTGCTGAACGAATCCGGCGAACGCTGCCGAGGGGCGAGCAGGCATCACCTCGACCTTATCCGCCGTCCCAAAGTACCGGATGTTGCCAATCTCGCTCTGTTCGTTCTTCTGCTGCTGACCGTTCGGCAGCGTCGCGGACGGATTCGGCGTGAACAGATTACGACTGTTCGCGGTGCCACGGTCAGAGAAGACCAGCGCGGCTTGCTGCGATGCGAACCGGACGCCCGCTTTCTCGGCCTCCAGGATCTCGTACAGCATGCGCGCGGTTCGGATCGCAGCGTGAAAGTCCGTAACGCCCCGGTACTGGTCAGCGCGGAACGGGTCGAAGTAGTGGACGAAGTTGGCGGCGGCGATGTCTTCCGGGTCGGTGTACTGCCCTTCGCGCGTGACTCGAAAGATCCGGTACGCTACCGGCCTGCCGTACTCGTCGGTCACCACGCCTTGGAAATAGTTCTCGGCCTGCGCTCCGATGTCCAGCGGGTTACCAATTCGCGTGCCGCTGATCAGTTGAATCTTGAGTTCGCCGTCAACGCGCCGGATCGCAAAGCCGCAGTCACCGTCTACGGGGCGATTCTCTGCGGCGAGTTGGACTAGCTTTTTGAACGTGTGCCGTCCGGTAAAGTCGCAGTACCGGCACCAGTTGTGAAAGTACTCCGAGACGATGCCGTTATAATCACGGTCACCCGTGGTCGGGCTGTATTCGTGCGGCGTCAGATAGTTGCCGAACTTGCGGGAGATCTCGCGGGCCTCGGGGAAGTTCTCGACCAGATCGC